ATTGAGAAAGCGGCAAAAGCTGGTAAGTCTGAACTAAAAGACTACGCTGGAGCATTTGTTTTAACCATGATTCAAAACGAGCAAGGGTTTGTTGAGACTGATGAAAGTGGTGCGCTCGAAGTACGGCATGGTGGTACTGGCTTCATGCTAATCAAACGTAGTGTATTTGAGAAGTTGGGCCCCCATGTACCGACCTACCGAGTGTCTACATTTACTGACCCAGAGACAGGGGAGTACCTCAAACCGTTGACCCATGAGTTTTTTGCTACAAGCATTGACCATACTGGGGCGTTGCTATCTGAGGACTACCACTTCTGTGAACTATGGCGTAAGTATGGTGGCAAGGTGTACGCCCATCCATTCGTAAAATTAAATCATATGGGTTCATACGTATACCAAGGCGACATTCTTAAATCTGGCGGAAACATAAAGTAATTATGCTGACACTCTATGACACTCTATGACACTCTATGACACTCTATGGCTAGTAACTATTTGACTTATGGCACTTTTTTAGTGAAATGAAGAGTTGACTTTTACATGTACTGTGCTATAACGAGCTAAGTTTATTCTTGTAAAGGCTCTTTATGTCAAGTGCATGGTCGTACTCTAGTATTAAAACGTTTGAACAATGCCCTAAAAAATATTACCACTTAAAGGTACTGCAGGACGTTAAAGACACTGGTAGCGAAGCAACTATTTACGGGCAAAAAGTGCATACCGCGGCTGAAGAATATATAAAAAATGGCATAGAGATACCAGAAAAATTTGCCTATATAAGAGGAGTAGTAGAAGCGTTAGGAAGGAAAAAAGGAGAGAAACACACGGAACTTAGAATGGGCGTAAAGAAAACGGAAGCTGGATATGAGCCTTGTAAGTTTTTAGGTAAAGATGTTTGGTGGCGTGGTATAGCCGACTTGTTAATCATAGATGGTGATACAGCTTATTCCGTAGACTATAAGACCAGTAAGAATGCCAAGTATGCAGATGTTAAGCAGTTAGATTTAATAGCTGGTGGTGTATTTGTCCACTTTCCACAAGTAAATAAGGTTAAGTCAGCGCTGATATTTTTAGTTTGCGATGAGGTTATAAAGAAAGATCACTACAGAGAGCACATGGACAAGTACTTATCCACATTTAATCCACTGCTAGAGAGGCTAGAGGTAGCAGAGCAGGTTGATGTTTGGAACGCTATTTCTGGCCCGTTGTGTAAATTTTGCCCTGTGGTATCATGCGAAAATAACTCTAGAAACTGAAGGCTAGATCATGGCAAGAAACTATAAAAGAGAATACGAACTGTACCAAGGCACTGAAGAACAAAAGAAAAATAGGGCCATGCGTAATTCGGCTCGGCGTAAAGCTTTGAAAAAAGGAAGAGTAACTAAGGGCGACGGTAAAGATATAGCGCACAAAAAAGCTATTTCTAAAGGAGGAAACAATGGTGATGGAACTAGAGTTACCACCGCATCCGCTAATCGCTCTTTCGATAGGAATTCAAAAAACGGCCTAGTGTCAGAAACTAGTCCGCGAGAGAGGAAACGACGTGGAAATAATAGACGATAAAGCATTACTCGTAAGAACCAGAAGGCCACAGTTAGTCACAGACTTAATAGAAAAAAGCAAGGTAGTAGATCAAGAGGGCGACATATACAACGTAGCTGTAAAGTGGGAGCTGGAAGAAGCTTCTGCTCTTGCTGGCTTACGTATAAGAAATGTACCATCCCCAATAAAAAGAGACTATGAGTGGACAGGTAAGTTTAAACCTTACGAACACCAACGGGATACTGCATCCTTCCTAACTCTGCATAAGAAAGCCTTTTGTTTTAACGAACAAGGTACTGGTAAGACAGCATCTGTTATATGGGCGGCTGACTACCTAATGAAGCTAGGGCTGATAAAGCGAGTGCTAGTCATTTGCCCCCTTTCAATTATGAAGTCAGCTTGGCAACAAGACTTGTTTACATTTGCTATGCACCGCAGTTGTAGTGTGGCACATGGCGAATCCAAAACCCGAAAGAAAATAATTCAGTCCCCTACTGAATTTGTAATCATTAACTTTGACGGAGTTGCTGTTGTTGAAGAAGAACTAAGAAATGGTGGTTTCGATCTAGTTGTAGTTGATGAGGCAAACGCCTACAAGAACCCCCAGACTAACCGTTGGAAAGTTTTAAAAAGGATCATAGATAGAGTTAGCTGGTTGTGGATGCTTACTGGTACGCCAGCAGCTCAATCTCCACTTGACGCTTATGGATTGGCTAAGTTGGTAAACCCAAATGGATCACCAAAATACTACGGTCAATTTAGAGACCAAGTAATGTTTAAAGTCTCGCAATTTAAATGGATTCCAAAACCTAGTGCAAAAGAGTTCGTACATAAAATGTTGCAACCTGCTATTAGGTTTGAAAAAGCACAATGTCTTGATTTGCCAGAAGTAACTTATGTAGAGCGAGAAGCGCCACTTACCCCACAGCAAAATAAGTATTACCAAAAGCTAAAAAATAGAATGATAATGGAAGCAGATGGTGAACAAGTTACAGCTGTTAATGCGGCTACAAATTTAAACAAACTACTCCAGATATCAGGTGGTGCGGTCTATTCGGATACTAAAGAAGTTATAGAGTTCGATATATCCAATAGAATAAACGTAGTGCTTGAGGTTATTGAAGAGTCGTCAAATAAAGTGTTGGTGTTTATTCCATTTACTCACACCATAGATATTCTTAAAGATCACCTAAATAAAAACTCTATAAGTTGTGATGTCATAAATGGAAAGGTTCCTGTAAACAGACGTTCGGACATAATTAAAAGGTTCCAGACAGAGAAAGATCCTTACGTATTACTAATACAGCCCCAAGCCGCATCGCACGGACTAACTTTGACAGCCGCGAATACAATTATCTGGTATGCCCCAGTTACTAGCGTAGAAACTTATCTCCAAGCCAATGCACGTATTGATAGGCCGGGGCAAAAGAACGCTATGACTGTTGTGCACATCAGAGGGAGCGAAGTTGAAAACAGATTGTATTCAATGTTGCAAAGCAAAATCGGTAATCACTCTCAGATTATTGATCTCTACAGACAAGAAATATCAGAATAACGTTTGACATTGTAAAACACTCTGGTATACTTGTAATTTCCTACAACACAAGGAGGCCTTATGGCAAATGTACTGACGCTGGCAGAGCGACGTGCCAGAGATAAGAAAGCGTCGCCCAAAGAAAACCTACCTAAAAAATCATACAAATGTTTTAGGTTGAAAAACGTGCTGTTTGTCCCTGCTTATACACAAGTTGTTCCAACAAGAATTGATTATGTTGGCCCTGCTTACGATACAAATCGTGTTCGGTATACAGAGCTTCAATTACGAGCAATGGGCGCTTCATCCACTACTGAATTTCTTTGGGAAAGGTCGTATCTATGACAGAAGAATTACCCTTAGAAAAATATGTAGAAGCGTATGTAAAAGTACGTGACGTAATAGAAGAAAAGAAAGAGGAGCTTTCTAGTTTAAGAGAGCAGTTAGATACTCTTACCGATAAACTCCTTGAATTTTGCAACACCGAAAACTTAGACAGTGTAAAAACTAAAGCAGGGACAATTACACGCAGAGTTCGTACCAAATACTGGACGAATGACTGGTCTGAGTTACATAAGTTTATTAAAGAGAATGACGCTTTGCATTTATTGGAAGCGAGAATACATCAAGGCAATATGTTGGAGTACCTACAAAACAATCCAGATAAGTTACCTGTAGGTTTAAATTCCAATAGTTCTTACGCAGTTGTTGTTAGAAAACCCACTACTAAATCTTAAGGAGAACAAATGGGAAATGTAGCAATTTTTAAAGACCAAACAGCGGTAGCCACTACCGGTAAACGGGAGCTTAGTGATCTAGCTAAATCTCTGTTGCAGAACACCACTTCTACTAATAGAAGAATACAGACTAACACCAATGGTACGTTTAAACGAATCATAAACGGTGAAGTTGTTGGAAACGCGGCTCGTAATGAGATCAATGTCATTATTATTAATCTCTTGCCGAAAGTATCTCGTATCTTCTACGCATCTAAGTTTGACCCTAATAAAGAAGCCACACTACCAAACTGTTGGTCAAACGAAGGCGATAGGCCAGAAGAAGCCGCAAAGGATAAACAAAGTGCCAACTGTTTGACTTGCCCCCAAAACATTAAGGGTTCAGGTGAAAATGGTAGCAAAGCATGTAAGTACCAAAGACGTATAGCAGTATTAATAGCTGGAGATCCTTCCGGTGATGTTTATCAAATGAACATACCTTCTAAATCTTTGTTTGGTAAGGGTGTAGGTAATTCACATCCATTTGAGTCTTACTGGAAATACCTAGTGGCTAACCATGAATCTATAGATAACGTGGTTACTAATATCTCATTTGATTCTAATGCGGATACAATGGAACTTATCTTTACGCCGATGAGAAACATTAGTGATGAAGAGTATGAGCAAGTTCAAGCCGCTCGAGAAAAACCAGAAACAAAAATGTATACCGTTATTACCGTAGCACAAACAGACGGTGTAAAGAAACAACCTAAACCGCAAGCGACGATTGAACGTGCTGACGAGCCGGAAGAAGAGGAAGTAGAAACAGAACCTAAAGTTCGCCAAACCAAGAAAGCAACTGAAGAGACTCCTAAACCCAAAAAGGATGCCGCCGCTTTAGTTGACGACTGGTTGAGCGAATAATGGGATACGGTTACAGCATACGTTTAATAGATCTAAATAAAAAAGCTGACAAGCAATCGCTAGGAGTACGCCTCGGTAAACTGTGTATAAAAAATAATATACCAGTAGCCGAGGTAGCTACTAGTTTTGGGGTTAGTAGGCAAACCATTTACAACTGGTTTATTGGGGCTACTTTTCCACAACCTGCTTTTGAAGAATCTATAAACGAATTTATTAACACATTAAAGTAAGAGAGCGACGCATGGATCTACTTAATACAGTACAGCCGTCCACTGGGTGGTTTTGCGTATTAGGTTTAAAAGGAGACGAGCAAAAACAGTTTTTAGTTGAGACACGGGGTGAAGTAGATGAGATAGCTAGAGACCTTGTTGAGAAAAACTGGAATGTGTTTTTTGCAGTAGCCAAGTTTGCTACAGGAGAGAATAGGAGAAAGGATAACGTACAAGCACTAAAAGCTTTTTGGGTTGATATTGACTGTGGTGAAAACAAAGCTATAGTTAACGAGACAACTGGTAGACCGAATGGTTATCTAGACCAAGCTGTTGGACGAAAAGCACTGAGTGACTTCTGCGAAGATGTAGGACTGCCTGATCCTATAGTAGTAAATTCTGGACGCGGTATACACGCATACTGGCCTTTAACCGAAGAAATAACTAGACAGGAATGGGAACCTGTCGCTAAGAGGTTAAAAGATGTTTGTGTTACCCGTAACTTTTATGCCGATAGCGCATGCACTACAGACGCGGCAAGGGTTCTTAGAATACCTGGAACTTTTAACTTTAAGGATATTCCACCTAAAGAAGTAAAGGTAATAAGAGAAGCAGAACCAGTAGACTTCGAGCAGTTTAAAAAGATACTGGGCGTAAAAACGTTTGACCAAGTAGCACCAGAAAGAGAGTTATCTGAGCTAACTAAATCATTGATGGCTAATAATGCGTTTAGTTTCCACAAGATAATGATTAAAGGTGAAAACGGTTGTCAGCAGTTATTAAGCTGTTTTAAAGAACGTGCGACTCTTTCGGAGCCTAGATGGTTTAATGCTTTATCTATTGCTAAGTTTTGTGAAGATAAAGATGTAGCTATTCACAAGCTGTCTAAAGACCACCCCGATTATGATCCTGCTACCACAGAGGAGAAGATCGAGCATATCAAAGGGCCACATGGTTGCGCTGAGTTTGAGAAGCATAACTCTGGTGGGTGTCAAGGTTGTCCACACAAAGGCGCAATTAAAAGCCCAATACTGCTCGGCAAGGAAATTCTAAGAGCAGAGACAGATGAAGTAACTATTGAATCAGAGCTTGAAGATGAGCCAGCAGAAGTAGTAAAAATACCTCCATACCCAAGCCCTTATTTCAGGGGTAAAAATGGTGGTGTTTATCGTGAGGTAGTTTCAGACGATGGAGAGATATTAGAACCAGTCTTAATATACGAGCACGATTTGTATGTTATGAAACGTATGCACGATAGGGAGTTAGGCGACGTCGTTTTAATGAAAGTGCATCTACCTAGAGATGGCATAAGAGAATTTGTTGTGCCTAATACTCTTGTACAAGACCCTGAAAAACTTAGGCCAGAGTTATCTAAATATGGAATCCTAGCGGATACAAAGAAACGATTTGAGCCTATTGGAAACTATGTTCTTAAAAGCTTGAAGGAGCTTCAAACTAAAAAGAAAGCGGAGATTATGCGTAGTCAATTT